TATTGTTTGGATACGCTTGGTCAATGCCTGGTATATGGGATGCCCCTCAAGTACACGTGAGTAATTCAAGCAACGAGTGTGTGCGAGTCATCAACTACAAAGAGACTGATAAATGGTCTTGTGAAAATCTCCCTGAACTCTATAGTCATGTATGGGTGAAGTAATGGAACTGGTATATGATGTCCTAGGTATTGCCCTCTTTGCGTTTCTTGGTCTATTAATGTATGTCAATCTTCATATGGAAGAAGAGAAACGGGCGAACGAGAGCTTGCCTCTGATGTGGGAAGAGGGTGGATTTTTAAACACCTTTTGGAATAAGCATATAACAAAATGTTCTAAGAAAAAGTAAAAAAAGTGTTGACTTTATTTGTGGTTGGTGTATAATACTTGTATTGAATTGATAAACAGAGAGAGAAAAGTTATGGCGTTTGTAAGTCAAGAAGAAAAAAAGAAGTTAGCCCCAGCAGTCAAAGCAGTATTAAAGAAGTACAATATGAAAGGTACTATTGCCGTTCGTCATCACAGTACTTTAGTCTGCAACATCAAGAGTGGTAAGTTAGACATCTTGGGCGCTCTGCCTGTTAGTGAGTATGGCCCTCGTGATTATATTCAAGTCAACCCTTACTGGATTGCTGAGAACTACGAGTGTCCTACTGTCGTTGCGTTCTTGACTGAGTTAAAGGCTGCGATGGAAGGGCCAGACTTCTTCTGTGAAGATGACAGCATGACTGATTACTTCCACAGAAGTCACTACACTGACATCAACGTCGGTACGTTCAGTAAGCCTTATGTGTTGGAGGCTGCGTAATGACTGGTATGACTTTTCGAATGTGGTGTAACGAGATGTGGTTCGAACACTGTGATGAGGTTGAGACCTTCACTGGAAAACGACCGGACTACAAAGCGAAGGATTACTTTGCAAAGTACAAGTGGTTCCTGAAACGCGAATATGTCCACCTTAAAAATAAATGAAAAAAGGCCTTGACATATACTGTCAGCCTGTTATAATGACCCTATTGAATTGATAAAGAGAGAATATATTATGTTTTATGCAAAACCCAAGATGTCCAATACGCACGACGCCAAGACCTTTGATACAGTGACAGAGGCAGTTAACTACCTCAACGCGTACAACCAGTTAGGCCCGGATTATGTCCAAGAAGGTTACTCCAATGATGTTTCTAAACTTCAGGCAGAAGACTTCTGGATGCTGGGTAAGTTGGTTGGCCCTGAAGGTGTCGAGTTCAAGAATAACAAAGTTGTGGGGGTTAAGTAACATGGGTATGATAGCTGATATTTTCCGTTCGGATATGCGTGATTGTTCTAACAACGGCATAAGTTCCAACTTCACATCGGTGACTGTTGTGAATGTAGAAGGCCCGTTTGAACCCACTGTAGGCCGCCCTGCGGTTGAGTTGGTGGAGGGGTACGTTAAAGGGACTTGTTTCGTACGTCCCGTTTACCTAGGGACTGAACGTCCTATGATGGGTGGTACATATGTCGCCACGGCCGACAGTAGATTCCGTCAAAAGGTGCGTGATATTACTGGGGGTCAATTCTCTGGTGCAGTTCCCTTCCACGACAGGGTAGAATTTTAATGTTGAAGTACAATGACAGTTGTACTGAGTTGCTCACCATTCTGCAAGAAGAGTGTGCTGAAGTTATTCAGGAAGCATCAAAGATTAAACGATTCGGTCAGCAACAAGACAATCTAGACCGATTGGCGAAAGAGGTCGGTGACCTTGTGTGTATGATAGAACTTCTACAACAATGGGAAGTTGTATCGTACAGTGCGGTCGAAGACTATCGCCAAGAGAAACTAATCAAGTTGAGGAAGTGGTCGAATCTGTTTGCTTATGATAGCGACTATGACCCTAGCATTCGTTCGGGTAACTGACATGGCAAAGAAAGCAACTATAGTTAGAACTAATCCTGTCGCAAAATATGCGCGGAAGTTTAATCGTGCGTCTACTCATATAGACAAAAAGAAGGAAGCAAAGAAACGCGGTTATCCTTCTGAAAATAATTTTTAATAGCCCTTGACACACCCCCACTAAAAAAGGTATAATATGTCCATATCAAAAGAAGTACGTTATGCAATGATTCGCAGAGCAGCACTAAAGATTCAGAAGCGTAATAAGCGTAGTAAGATTATTAAATCAAATGAACGTCTTGCGAACGAAGTGGTAAGTCTTGACCGTCAGGACTATAAATCAGATGTACGTTGGAGTGATGAGGATAGTTTTGTTGCCTCAAACTTCTCCGATACATATCAAGCAAACCAAAATAAGGAATGGAATTAATGTCCCAACCGATTGAAAACCTAATTGACTTAGGCCAATATCCTCGCAACGATGTGGAACTCATTACTCGTGAGTATATGCGTCACGCGTATCTAGAGACTCTAGAAACTTATGCCAAAGAGTATTTTGCCCTCGACGAAGAGAACGACACTCGCCGGGCGGTTCTTTCTACTCTTGAAGCATTCGAACACACCATTGCGGTATTAGATGGTAACGAAGAGTTTCTTGAGGCTGTACATGCTGACTCTGGTGAAGAAGATTCTGAGTCTGATAACGATGAATACGAACGTTTCTAAGGAGAACGAAATGTTTAATTATGATAAAGTGCTTGACCAACTCCGAAGTAATGTTCTTCAGGTTACATTTAATAAGGTTAATGGGGAACAGAGGGTTATGCCCTGTACTCTCCAGACTGACTATATGCCTGAGTTGTCGGAATCAAAAGTTAACCAAGTGAAAGACTTCTCTGTTAACAAATCCGTCATTCGCGCATTCGCAATTGATAAGCAATCTTGGCGGTCTTTCCGTGTCGATAATATCACTGCGATTGAGGTAATCGATGGATGATAAAACAGAAGAGAACTTTCTAACCAAAAAATCATTCTCGGCTATGATAGAGAGTTTCGTGTTCCAACACAGAATGACATATATGGATTCCATTGTACATCTCTGTGAAAAGAACGGTCTAGAACTGGAAGACATCAAGAAGTATCTGTCTCCCACTATAGTGGAACATCTAGAGAGTGAAGCCCGTCAATTGAACTTTCTGCCCAAGCAGAACACACTTGACGTATAAATAGCTATGCCCATTGAGGCAATCACATACATTGTTTATATTTAAGTTTATATTAAGGAAATTTTATGTCTTTTGCAAATCTAAAGTCCAAATCTATGGACATCTCAAAACTTGTTACTGCCGCCACTGCTGCATCTGGACAAGTATCTAACACTAACAAATACCAAGACGACCGCAAGTGGAAACCTACTGTTGATGAACAGGGCAACGGTTACGCGGTTATTCGATTCTTACCTGCTACTGAAGGTCAAGACCTACCGTGGGTACGTTACTGGGATCACGCCTTTAAGGGCCCAACCGGACAATGGTACATCGAACGTTCTCTCACTACCCTAGGTCAGAATGACCCACTGGGTGAGTTGAACTCCCGTCTGTGGAACTCCGGTATCGAAGAAGATAAGGAGACTGCACGTCGACAGAAGCGTCGTCTACACTACGTTACTAACATTCAAGTTATTAACGACCCTGCGAACCCTGCCAATAATGGCAAAACCTTCATCTACGAGTTCGGTAAGAAGATCTTTGATAAGATTATGGATCAGATGCAACCAGAATTCCCAGGCGAACAGCCAGTCAATCCTTTTGACTTTTGGGCGGGTGCGGATTTCGAACTGAAGATTCGTAATGTTGCGGGTTACAGAAACTATGATAAGTCAGACTTCAAGAGCCCATCTCAGTTCCTAGGAGCAGATGAGACACAACTTGAATCGGTGTACAATGGTCTGTATGACTTAAACGAGTTCATAGTACCCAACTACCCTAACGCACATGACGATAAGTGGTTTAAGACCTACGATGAGTTGAAGAATAAGTTGGAGACCGTATTGGGTCTTGCGACTGGTGCTGGTGCAACTATCAAGAACGAAGCACTTGCTCAGACTGCTGAGGCTGCTCCGATGCGTGAAGCATCTGAACCTACTGTAGTCTCTTCCCCTGCACCTACCCCTGCGGTTGTTGCTGAGGAAGATGATACCCTGTCATACTTCGCGCAGATGGCTGCAGAAGATTAAGGTTATCTCCCTCATGTAAATGAGATTTTGGGGGAACTTCGGTTCCCCTTTTTTTATGCGGGACGGGTAGAGAAGTAAGGGTCTATAGAATCGAAAGCAGAGATAGGCCCACCTAAAACCGTGTGTCCTCCACCTCCGCCGGATGTTGAGGTGTTACTACTATTATCCATAATCACAACCGGTGCCGCGGTATTTGCGGTTTCTTGTTCGGTCACTAGTTTACTGACGTTCCCTGCGGATGTTGGTTTACTATTTTGTCCCGAAGAGTTTGAAGAGATTTGTGTTCCCGCAGATGCGATGTTATTCATCATCTGTACATCTTGAGGAGTGAAGCTGTTTATACCTGGCGAGAAGTCTAGTTTCTTCTGACCATCAAACCAACCTTCACCGACTACATAAGGGTTCTCTCCGGTACCCTGGCCTTTTATTGCAGCCAGCATAGGTATTGCATATGCCATCGTCTTACCAAACTTTCCTATAGAATCATTGACCGCATCATAGTCAGTATCAATAAGTCTGTCCAGAGAATCGGATAGTCCATCGATGACACTGGAGATGTCTGCAACACCTTTAAGGTTATCTGCGTTCAATGTAGATAAGGGCTGTAGACCATTATATAACTTATCGAATATTGTCTCGTCGTCTCCACCGAAAAGGCTACCAATGAAGTCCATAACTCCAGCAAGTCCACTACCACCCATTAGAGCGACCATGCCTAGACCTAGTGCTCCCATGGCACCGCCAACCGCAATTAGGTTAGTTCCGTCTAGTTCACTAAGTGGCGCGAGACCTTCTGCGGTGTTTACCAACATGTCACGTAGACCACTACCGTCTACGCCTGCCGCACCAAGTAACTCAGTAACTCCCATTAAGGCAGTAAAGAACCCTGCCAGTCCAGCACCCAAGAGGGGAAGTCCTACAACCGCGGCAGAACCAAATGCACTACCAAATGCGATAAGACCGCCTAGTGCTGCTAGTGAGGTACCAGAGAATGCGTTCAATCCCTCAGCCATATTGACCATCATTGATTTTAGTGTTGAACCGTCAACGCCTAGTGCACCCATTCCTTTGTCGCCTAATGCTAAACCACCGAAGAACGCACTTATACCAGCACCAAAGAATCCCATTTTCATGGCACCTTTGAAACTACCGAACATGGAACCAACCGCCATGGCTGCACCCATTTTCAAAAGACCTTCATTGGGAGTTTCTGCGAATGCTTCACCAAGAGTAATCATATTCTTCTTAGTGGCAGACATATCCGTGCCAATCATCGCTTGCGCTTTGTCACCTAATGCCAAACCAGTAAAGAATGCACCGATACCAAAACCTAACGCACCAAGAGTTGCGACCGCACCAAGTCCTTTCATAGCGAAACCTAGACCAGCACCAACACCTGCTCCGATACCTTTACCGGCAGTCTCTCCGAAACCCTTCTTGCTAGTGGCACCACCCTTGGTGTTCTTCTGGATACCCTCTAAGGCCGCGAGCATTTTGCTGTCAGCCAGTTTGTTGTCGCGCTTTTCTTCTAGGGCATCTCCGCCCTGAGTCTGAAACGATTGTACGACATTTAAGATGTTATTATTGGTAGCGTTTATAGCATCCAATGTTTTACTAGAGGTCTCTACCTTAGATATTGCACTATCCAGATACCCATAGATGTCCAGAGCAATCTCCATTAAGAGTTCGTTCTGTTCTCCAAGTTTCTCTGATACTCGTTTAAGACTCATTGGTTATCCTTTCTGTTTGGCTCTTTGATTCTTCTCGTTGATATCGTCAACTAACATCGTCAAGTAAATCTCTCTCTCCCAAGGTATCATTCCTTCTACTTCATCCAACGAGTAATTGAAATTATTCAGTAGTTGGAAGTTGACTTGGTAGTAATTGGCTAGGGTGTCATGAGAGAGATTTATCAAAAAAAATCGTCAAGTCCTTTCAGTGTTTTCTTATTATTATGACCGCATGATGTACATGCGAATTCTAGGTCTTGGGTCAGTGCGGGTATCGAAGCAGCGAAGGCAGATACCTGCTCAAACTGTTCGGTCGTCATAGACTCCAAGAAGGTTACAATTTCTTCGTGGGGTTCATCTTTAATAGAGACCCTTTCTTCTTCGGTCAAGACCGAATCCATACAGGTTACGATAAGTTGAAGTAACGCCTCTGTTGCAGAAGAGCTGTCCAGAAGAGTCTGGTTGGATAGAAATTCCTCGTACGTCGGGAACTTCATCTTAACAGTAACATCTTCTGTAATCTGTACCAGCATCTCTGGTATCTCACCACTTACTTCTACTTTATCAAGTTCGACCTTAATTTCATTCTTAGTGTCACACTCTCCACATGGAACAAGTATATCTGCTGTCTCGCCAACAGACTTGGCACGTATCTTGGTGAACATGTAATCGACATCAAATGTTGTTAGGGGCGAATCAATCTTCTCTTCGACACACGCCTCGATTGTTCGTACAACTGCCCGGACTAGGTCTTGGCGGTTCTGTGCTTCGAATGCGATAAGGAGGTGTTTCTGTTCCTTTACGAGGAATGGTCGGTAGACCACGCTCTGTCCCGTCGAAGGGATTTTCATTTCATATGTTGGTGCTGAGTTCAGTTTTGGTAAAGCCATGATGTATCCTATATTATAATTTAAATTATTCCGCCTAAGTTTATATCGAGTTTTCCATCTAATAAACCTCTTTCGTCCCCTATCACTTTCCAGTTGGTGTACGAGAACTGCATTGTACACTCTACTAGTTGTCCGTCGTTGCTCAGTTGTATCGAACTAAGCGATGTAGGGAATGCTTCTAACAGTTCTACGCTGTATATAGATGCACCCCCAACATCAAAATTGAAATCAAATGGGCCGAGGTCGAATCCGAACCTTGCGATAGGTTTACGCAACTGTCGTATTATAATCGACTTAGAATAATCGTTTTTGTAACCCAATTCTCCCATCTTGAGAGAGTTAGAGAATTCTGCAAGAGCTTCTTTAGCGGCCGCCTTTTCTTCTGCGGACGCATCATCTGAGGCCCCAGCAGGTTTTACAATGTAATTCAATCCAGTTATTTTTTTCGCCCACGCATCAAAGTATTTCTTGACACCATAGTCATTGAGTACATAGAATGTCATCGACACATCTTCGACTGCAAAACCGTTTGCAATTTTCTCATTGAATAGTCCGACGTTTCTATCCAGACTCACTATCTGTTTGCCTGGCAAAGTAACGTCCTTACACACTAGGTTAAGTTCTCTTGATTCTATACCGCTCATAGAAGGAAGAGTGACCGCGAACTGATTCGCCATCGCAATACCATTCTTAGATGTCAGTTTACCTTTTAATTGTTCTATGCCAGCCATCTATTAACCGCCTATCATTTTCTTGGAGTCGTAGTATACTTTCTTGGAGTTCGCCTTACGGAAGTCAGCGGTTGGTAGGAAGGTAGCAATCTCCCACTCTGGTGCTGGTACCATAGCGAACTTACTTCTTACTTGGTCGTTCAGGTAGTGTTTGAAACATGGTTCAAAATACTTTAACTTACTGCTCTTGACCAACAGTTCATAAGACAACTTGAAACGTGTGCTGTCATTGTATTTCTTGTTCGTCGTGATGTCCATCAACGCATCCAACATCTTTGCACGTAGGATAGGTGGAAGGTAATGTAGGTTCAACCCATAGAACCCACCCTCGGCAGGGCCCACGACTATCACCAACGGAAACGTATCGTAGTACGGCAAGGTCTCTTTATGCTTTGGGTCATAGAAGAACATGTACATGTTACCGACAATTTCTTGACCTGTTTGTTTTAACGGGTCTTCTCTCATTAACTCTTCTCGCTTGATGCTACGAAGGTTCTTGATTTTCTGTCGGAACCAGTTACGAGATTCCTTGGTGCGTGGAGTGATACCCGCACGGAACGCTTGTAGTTCTAGTCTCTGAAATATGTTAGACATCGATGTATCCGTTAAAATTCGTACTTCTATTTATACGTAATCTTATTAACTAGTTAACTCTTTTTCTTCTTACGGAATGGAGGTAGTTTCTTCAAAGGTTTCTTGGTACGCATACGTTGGGTAGACTTGGGCATGATGCCCATGGCGGTGAGTTCGTTCTCAGTCCATATCTCAAAGTGGTACCCTCTATCTTTCGCGTATTCTGACGCGGCCTTCCACTTGGACTGATTCTTGATGTAGGTCATACCCTCGTTCAGAATGGTTCGACGGGACTTACCCTGTTTACGTACAGGTAACTTCGTCTCTTTGTGAGGTTTGACCTCTACCAGCACAACGCGACCCGACTTGTATTTGATAACAAAATCCATGAAGTATCGATGAGGTTTTTTGTCTGTCTCACAGATGTATGGTATAACCAACTCTTCGGACATCCATTGTACCACGTCCAGACTATCGTCACACCATTTCATAACATGTCGTTCCCACCCCGAACGGTAGACGACATTGTCCACGTCCCCAGCATACTTCTCTGGGTTCTTCGGTTTGTACCTACCTTTATATGTTTTCATTATAATTTTGTGTATAAATACTGTCATACTATTTATAAACATAGGGTTCACCAATGCCAATCAAACAATTTGTATCTGAGATAAAAGAGTTCATTCAGGGAGACAAGTCTGAAGCTGAAAGGGCTCATGACGCTCCATCGAACTCCGTCCTATCTTCGCCCGAAAAATTGACATACCCTCTTAATAACCAAGAGAGATACGGCGCGAGCATAACATTTAAGGTGTTTGAGATTGTACCACCAACCCTGAAGGGAGATAGTGCGACAGTTAGTAAGCTGTTGGGAGAAGATGGGGATGCGCAGTATAAAGCATTGAATGACAAAAGCAAAACTATTGATCAACAATATGCTAACAAAGAACTCACCCCTGCCCAATATAGAGAAGAGAAGACCAGAGTTCAGAACTCTTTGGATAAACGGTATGTAGAAAAGCATGGAAAAGAAAGTCCTATGGAGTATTCTGATAGGTCTGTAGAGGATACCGGAAACTCGGTTAAACTATACCTACCCATTGCAATGACACAAGCGGATGGTCTTAACTACGCGCAACCGGAACTGGGCCCAATGGGTGCTGGTGCTGTAGGGGCTCTTAGTCAAGGTAAAGGTATCCTCGAAACTCTTGGTGAGGCCACAGGGAAAGGGTTTTCCAACCTAACAGACCTTGCCTTTGGTAACCTACAGGGTGCTGCTGCTGGACTTGCATTACAACGTACTGCTAATTCGGTCAACAATACTGCCGGTAATGTCACTTCTCTCGCATTCGGTGTAACCGTGAACCCTAATGCAAGAACTGTATTCAAGGGTGTTAACATACGTGAATTCGCATTCCAGTTCAAGTTCATTCCTAAGTCTGCTCGGGAAGCAAAAGAAGTTGAGAAGATTATAAAACGATTCCGTGGTTATGCATACCCAGACCCTATAGTCGTTGGCGGGATTAGTGCGGGATACAAGTACCCACACATGTTTGAGTTGGACATGTTCTACGAGAACGAAGCCGGTGTTAAGAAGCGTGTGGGTACTAAGATGAAGAAGTGTCACCTAAAGGCAATCTCTACTAACTACAATTCAAGTAGCATGGCATTCCATCCAGATGGATACCCAGTCGAGATTGATTTGTCTCTATCGTTCGTAGAAGAGAGGACACTGAATCGGGAAGACATTCTATTAGAGGACGGTTTCTAATGTCATACTTTAAAGATTTCCCATTGCAGTTCTATTCCTTTGGAGACGAAGGAGAAACTGCTCTGGTACAGAATATCTCTACGTATGTAGAGATATTAGACGATATTAAGTTGAATCAAGCATTCTACCAAGACTATTACATTCAAGGTGGAGAACGAGCAGACCAAGTAGCATTCATGTTGTACAAGAACCCACATCTTCACTGGACATTCTATATAATGAATGATAAGATACGTGAACAGGGATGGCCACTTGGCTACGAACAAGTTGTCGAAAAGACCAAAACCGATTACCCTAACTATGTTCTAACCACTCAAGAACCTATACACAGTGTGTTCAATGTAGGGGATACCTTAACGGGTTCCATATCTAATGCTGTGGGGGTTGTTAAGTATAAGAACCTAGACCTAGGACAGATACACGTAGAGATGTCTGGTGTTGAAACTTTTCAACAAGGAGAACTTGCTGTGTATGGTACCGACTTTGTTACGATTAGCAGTTCGGTTCAAGGACATCTTGCGGTACGTTACTACCTATTAGAAGGCGAGAGGGTAGACCTAGACCTAACCGACATGAGTGTACCTACGAATGCTGTGCCTAAGACGAACCTAGAGTTCTACTTGGAAGAGAATGATAAACTGAAACAGATACGAGTTATCAAACCAAAGTCAGTTAATACAGTACAAAAATTATTTAAAGAAGCATTGAGGTCGTAATGTCAGACGATACCGCTGATTCGATTAATATAGAATCTGTAATCATTGAAGTGAAAGACGATAAGCTTTCTTCTGAGATAGCCAATGGGGTTTCTGATATCGATATATTCGAACATCTGGATAAACCTTACCTAACCGCGATGTTGGCATATACCGATAGAGACAACATTGTTTCGAGGTTTGACATTTCCGGTGGAGAGAAGATACGTATTACGTTGAAGAGTAATCGTGACAATACAATATCTGTTTCCAAAACGTTTTTCATCGATAAGGTAGTTCTATCTGATAAAAGTACCGATATATCTGAGATGTATGTATTTCATTTAATAGAGGATATCGGGTACCTCTCCGCCCTACACAATCTTAATAGGTCGTATAGTGGTAAGCCTAGCGAGATTATAGGCAAAATATCCAAAGAATACTTCGACAAAAACATAAACCAAGTTTCCAAAGACTTTCAGTCGATGAAGGTGATAGTACCTAACCTAACTCCGGTGGACACCATGTGCTGGATAAAGAACCGAGCATCCACCTCGGACGGTTATCCATATTATCTGTACTCCACATTAGTAGGAAAGGATATTCAACTAAGAGACCTGAAATCTCTTATGTCAGCTGCTCCAGTGAATGCTGTCGACCATCCGTACACTTTCTCTGAGAGTGAGTTTAGTATGACAAAAAACCCTCCTGAGAGAAGGGAAAGATTTATTGTTAGGTATCAATCTAAGGGCACCGAAAATCTATTCAAACTAATTAGAGAGGGACTTGTGGGTTCGGAATACCGTTACATAAATGTAACTAAGAATAAGGTAGACCAGTTTACATTCAACGTAGATGAAGAAGTAATCAAACCTTTGAAGAAAGATAATATAATCAACAAGGGTACCCCGCTGTTTGACAATGATAGGTATGCGGAGACTACTGCTGACATAAAGAGTAGGCGTATAAGCCAGATAGGCGGGACTTCCGCACACCCTAATGATAAGTCCTACTCAGAGAGCGAAGGAGTAGCGCAATATAGATTGAACATCATCAATCGAGCAATGACCCATATGCTAACCAAAAGCAAGATAGACTTTGTGCTTGAAGGGATAGAGTTCTTGGATGGTGATGAGAATAGCACTCTAGGTAGAAAAATTTCTCTTAGGTTCTTACGTAACAAACTGGACGAGAACGCCGAGGGAGTATATGACACTAAGAAGTCCGGTGACTTTTTGATATTCGCATGTAAACATTCGATATCCCGAAGTTCATACTTCGTGACGATGTCTGGAGTAAAACTATCTAATGGTGAAGTGATATGATACCTAATAATTTTATTGACTTCTATGGAGACCAGACTCGGTGGTTCCTTGGTGAGGTTGTTAATGTAAAGGACGACCCTGAGAAACTAGGTAGAGTCAAGGTTAGAGTTTTCGGGGTTTACGATGATGTTAAAGAAGACGACCTGCCATGGGCCCAGATTGTTGTACCCGTTACTCAAGGGGTACATGAAGGTAAGGGCCAATACCTAGGTATCCTCAAGGGTACCCAAGTATTCGGTATGTTCTTGGACGGTAAGAACTCTCAGTTGCCTATGGTTATCGGTACTGTACCCAAAGAAGGGGACACGAACGAGAAGGCACTAGAGAACTACCCAGACAACAAGGTGTATGAAACAGAGAGTGGTCACTACAAAGAGTATGATGATACGCTTGGCGCTGAACGTATTAAAGAATACCACAAGTCGGGTACGTACTACGAGATAGACAAAGACGGTAACATGACGATTGATGCTACTGAATCTAAGGCTAGAACTATAACAATCAAGGCCTCCGGTGAAATCAATGTCACCGCACCTGTCGTTAATGTGAACGGTGATGTGGTCAAACTAAACTCATGATGACGGAACTTCCATGTTCTGGTACAACTCTACCTACTAAGGCCGAGTTCGTTCAGGTGTACAATGACATCCTAATGATACCTAGTCAGTTGAAGGCGTACTCCGTTTCGACCCCAGACTTGGATGCCGAGGTACAGAAGCAGATAGATGATGTCGTCAAACAGATAGAAGACTTTGCAGAACTACAGTCCAGTATCCTATCACCGTACTGGCAGAAAGGTCAGATACGTAACTGGCAGAAGGAAGGTAGAGAGGCATGGTCTGAACTGATAGATGAGTTCCATATCTACATCCCAGCCAAGATGTTGGAGATGATATCCAAGGTAATACCAATAGGGTTCACTGTATCCATTATGGGAATCAGTGTTGATGTACTCAAGATACTGGAGAAGGATGAACAGGAAAGTATCAAGAGACAGATTACATCCGAAGTAGATAAGTTCTACGGTATGGTTCCTAAAGGGTACCAGTACTATGATGGCGAGTTTGGTGTGTTGTGTGATGAATGGAAGGGTAAGTTGACATGGGACTACTTTAAGAATGAAATCATCCTTTTCTGCACCAACACACTACATGCTGCATTCGGCAAGTTGATTGACAAGTTTAAGACGATATGGGATACATTAGGTCTACCTAGTCTACCCGCTCTACTCACATTCGATGTAGAGACATGGATACGTGGGCAGATAGATGGGTTCAAGGCGCAGGCAATTCAGTACAAAGAATCACTAGAACAACAAGCAGAACAACTCAAGAAAGACATCGAGACTGCGGTCGGTGATGCTAAGAAGAATGCTCAAGATCAACTAGACAAGTTGAATACCGACATCGAAGACTTCAGTGTCGGTGGGTTCGTCCAAGACCAACTGAAAGATATAAGTCTATTCGGTATGTCCTTACAAGATATCATTGGGGGTGAGATTAATACCAATGTTAAATGTCCGGAGGAGGAGATTGCAGACCTTGTACGTGCCGCAAGAGATTGGTTCGCACAGTGGCAGAAAGAACTCATTAACATGTGGATAAAGAAAATTAAATCTTTTTTGGATGCTATAGGATTAGGTGCTCTACTTGACTTCCTAACGCTGACATTCTGTGACGTACTTGGGTTGATAGGTATCCCGACATCATTCGAACTAACTTTACCTGAATTACCGTTAAATGATGACACGTTAACTGTATAAATAGTACAAAAAGAGTTTAACCATTATGGCAAAAGCATTCTCAATACAAGACGGTAACTTACAGAACAAACCGATTACTACTACGATTAAACGTACGTATTCGGATATTGACTGTACGTTCACCCCTAACCCTACTACAGGGGACATATACAAGACGACTGATGCTGCGGCAGTTCGTCAGTCTGTAAAGAATCTCTTGATGACAGAAAAGGGAGTTATGCCATTTCGTCCATATTATGGTGCGGGGCTCGAGCAGATACTGTTCTCATTGTCAACTGATTTGGATGAAGACGATATAGAACAAAGGGTACGTTCTACCATAGAAAACTATGAACCTAGAGCGGTACTTAAAGACATACAGGTTAATATTAACCCAGATTATAACTCGGCAAGCCTAACTATAACCTTTAGTGTTGTTAATACAACCAAGGTCGTTACTCTAGGTTTAACTATTGCAAGGGCAAGATAAATGACTATTAATACATCTGACTTAGATTTCTATGACATTAAGTCCAAACTAAAAACGTACTTCCGAAATAGTGGGGAGTTCGAGGACTATGATTTTGATGCAAGTGGTCTATCTAACATCCTAGATATCTTGGCATATAACACACATATTAATGGTCTTACTGCCAACATGTCTATCAATGAGTCGTTCCTGAGCACATCTCAGTTACGTTCGTCGGTAGTATCACATGCAGAGAGTTTAGGTTACTTCCCTAAATCAAGCACTGCTGCTCGAGCAGTGGTCGATGTTACAATCACTATCGCTGGTGGCCCAACCTCATTCACCTTACCTAAAGGTTCGAGTTTCTTTGCTTCCATTGATGAGTCCAACTACGAGTTCTTTACTACACAGAACTACAGTGTGGCTAACTCTGGTAGCGACACTTTTACGTTCACCGGAGTCACTCTGGTAGAAGGTAAGGAACAATTCAAGACGTTCCTTGCAGACAGCAATATCGATATACCTTATGTTATTCCAGAAAGCACATTAGACACATCTACAATGATAGTCAATGTGTTTCCTAATGGTACCACCGAAGAATCTGAAATATATCTTAACGTTAAAGAGGTTGCGACTGTCTCTGATGAGTCACGCGTGTACATGGTACGCGAATCTCACAACGGTGATTACGAGATGATATTCGGAGATGGTAACGTACTTGGGGTTCGACCACAGACAGGAAACGTCATTAGGGTAGAATATATTGCGACCAATGGCCCTGCTGCTAATGGTGCGACGACGTTCACCTTGAATGAGTTCTCTGGTACAGGTTACGTTATCGAAGTAACAACCGTATCTAATTCAGCGGGTGGTTCTAATCCTGAAAGCATACAGTCCATCAAGTTGAACGCGCCACTTGCATACTCTGCACAGAACCGATTGGTCACCGCAGATGATTACACTGGATTGATATTAAGTAACTATGGTGCATATGTAAATGATGTTGCAACATGGGGCGGTAACGATAATGTACCCCCACAGTACGGTAAGGTGTTTGTGAGTTTAAACTTCCTAGAAGGAGTTGATGAGAACTCTAAGACTATGGTTGAAGATATGATTAGGAACCAACTGACTTCTAATCTATCTATCATGTCTATCGATACAGAGTTTGTTGAACCTCAATTCACTTACCTAGAACTCCAGACGTTTTTTAATATCGACCCTATCAAGAACACCACAACTCCAGAAGCACTTCAGGTACAGGTTGACGAACTAATACAAAGTTATATGAGTATTAATCTGAACCAATTCGATTCAGTATTCCGACGTTCTAATCTATTGTCTTTAATAGACTCATTTTCTACTGCAATCTTAAACTCTAGAATGGAAATTAAGGTACAACAGTTAATCGACATCACTCAATTGGTTGCGGATTTAGAAGCTGCACAAACAGCGGCGGGCATCCCTTTCAACACGTATATCGAACAGGACTATACTGTCAACTTCCCTGTTATTCTAGCAGCACCGGATAAAGACGACTACGTAGTAACCTCTACGGTATTCAAGTCTAATGGACGGAACGTATTGGTCAAGAACGAATTGGGTTCGACCAAACTACAACTCGTAGACCTCAATGGTGTTGTGAGAATTGCCAACATCGGTTCATATGACCCTGCTAAAGGTACGGTATTCTTGAATTCCTTGTTAGTAGACAAAGCGGGGTACGTGGGTAGGGGTATTAAAATAAGTGCAACTCCGGCGAACCAGAGTACAATTAGTCCATTGAGAAACTACATCTTTGCTCTGGATAGTGAGGCCTCGTCTACCACAGGTAGAGTAGACTCCGGAGCCACTAAGGTTCTATTGTAATGTCACGATTTCTCGCTAATCAATATCGAACGAATGCTAAGTTTCATCAGAGTCAGGTAACTCAAATACTTCCTGAATTCTATCAGGAACAGTATCCGGATTTAATTAAGTTTATTGAGGTGTATTACGCATACACCGGAGAAGATGGGTCTGCTTCGTTTACTGACCAGATTCATGATTTATTTAATATACGGGATATCTCTTCGACCGACATAAAACACTTGAATCTTTTGATAGGAGAGATTAGTGATGGTTTAGAGACAACTTCGTTCTATCAAAACCCACGGTTGATGGCGAAACTTCTTTCCGACTTCTATCGTAACAAGGGTACAAAGTTATCTGCGGAACAGTTCTTTAAAGCATTCTATAATGAATCTGTCGAAGTATCATATCCCAAACGTAACATTTTTATACTGAACGATAAACCGGGCGGTTCATTAATCGGCCCAGAGTCACTCAAATATATTCAAGATGACAAGAAGTATCAAATCTTCTCAATTCTTTTGAAAACAGGTATGTCACTCAGTGACTATGAAACTCTATATAAAAAGTTGGTACACCCTGCTGGTTTCTATCTAGCTGCAGAAGTTGAGACCCAAGGTATTGCGGATCTCAACCTGCGAGCGGGACTTACAACTGACCCGTTAGAAACACCTAACTATCCAATTGTTATTCAAGGTACTGCGTTACCTACTGCTATGACCTCTCGTTACAGTCTACTGACTATGGAAGAGACAGATATTATGGATGCACGGTCTCAGTTACAAAGAGATGAGGGTTCCGGTATTGTTGTAAGTTCCCTAGAGACCCTAGAGAAGTACGACGGTGTGTCTCTACAAGACCTAGCAGACGACTTCGGTACGATTGGTAATTGGGTCGGTGTTGCGTCATCTCGACTAGACGATGAAGGTCTAGACATATCTTCGGGATACGAAACACTAGACGATGACACATATCTTTAAATTTATAAATAAGAGTGATTAATACAGGGGCCTCTGATGGCTAGACAAATACTTAATACTGGTGGTGCTGCAAACGATGGTAAGGGCGATACCCTTCGCAACGCCAGTCAGAAGATTAATGATAACTTTTCTGAACTCTACACCCTCATTTCTTTGGGTGGTGGTAGTGGAGGTGTGTCTGCCGAACAACTCAAACAAATAGTAGAAGATGAGATCACTATTCAGTTGGACGGTATAGACCCCGATGGGGGAACGGGTACAGCGAACATACTTCTATATAAGAGTTCCAATGAAGAGGTTCTTTCTGTTGACCAAGACATAAACGTTTCCACAACATATACTTTCGCGACAGGTGACTTAATAACCACTGTAGGTTCTAGCACGGACTTCAATGGTTGGAGTGATGACCTACCTACTACTGGTCGATATGTATTCATGGTACAGACCACAGTTATCGGTACAGAGGACGAGCAAGAAGTCCCTGTTGATAAGTGGTCTGACCCAGTACTAATCTACGACCGTGGTCTACCTAACTTGATGGTTGATATACTCGCACCTAATGGAAACATCTTCCGCAATGACACTGGTCAGACGGAAGTAAAAGCATTTATAACATCTGACGGTGCTGAAATATCATCGGAGGACTATAATAAATTTAATTATGAATGGACTAGTGGCGGTGTGCCTGTCTGTGTCCACGAAACAACGCGATATGTCTCACACATTGACGGAAATATTGTCACTGTTGGGCCTGATGGTACATGTCCTATAGGGTTTGGCGTTCCTGCCACTAACTCTGGGGATGTAGATAATTTCCCTAACGGTGAATTAAAAACTTTAAACATAGAAGCGCAGGCGGTTCCTAATTCGGGTACCTTACCTTTGCAATTAACAATTAACGATAAACAAGAGGATTAACAATGGCACTTAGAACGGCAACCGCCGCCATAACCCTAACCGACTTGGCAGATGGCCAGAGTTCGGTAACTGCGTTCTTGACTAACGAAAACCACACATTCGCTGCAAATGATGCAGGCGTGGTATCTGACTCTACAAGACGCGACTTTTCATGTTCTGTTAAAGTATTCGTAGGTGGTACTGAACAGTCATTCGCAACTGGTTCTTCTCCATCAGAAGGTCAGTTTACACTAGGTTCTATCTCTGCGGTAAGCGGATGGGAATTCCTAGTATCACAATCTGCCGGCACAGATATCGGTGGTGGTGTAACTAAAGGTGCTGGTGTTGTATATGCTGACCAAATCGGTGTACCTTCATCTGCAACTATTCTTGTACCGGTCACATATAACAATGGCGGTACAACTGGAACGTTCACTCTAGAACTTTCTGTTAACCGTATTCAAGATGGTGCTGGTGGTACAATCATTAACTTGATTCCATCTAGTCAAATCTTCTCTGCTGATGCAGACGGTAAAATCCTAGGTAGTCAAAACAACAGTTCTATCCTATTCGACATCGCTGGTTCTCCAGGCGCATTGGACTATGAAACTTCATTGGACGGTGCTCCATTCCAGACTCAGACTTCTACCTCTAATAACGCTGGTGGTATTGCTGGTTACGATGATGATGCCTCAGGTGCATTCTCAACTGGTACTCTACCAACTGCTGCTGTATCTGGTGCTCGTCTAGAGATTAAACCAGAGAACATCGGTGACGGTAGTTCGACTCTTACAGTTCGTGTAAGTGGTGAACAAGGTAAAGATGCGGTTACTTTCAGTAAGGTTCGAGCTGGTCGTGCAGCAGTATATGTTGAACTAGAAGCAAACAACCCTGTAGTATTCCGCAATAACCAAGGTGACCCAGTCACATTGACCGCGAAAGTATATGACGCGAACGATGGTTCTGAACTCAGCGACGGTGTTGGTGGTATGTCTGTAGCATATGACTGGGAATGGATTTCGGGCGATCAGGTTTACGTTGCTAACACAAGTCTAGAAGTACAGACAGACGCTTCCGGTACCCCACTAGGTTCTGGTGGTAGTCCAGCAAGACGTGCTGCTAATGGTAGCACAAGTGCAACCGAAGTTAACTCTAACCAAGTAATCGTTGGCCCGTCTGATATCCCAGATACTGGCGCACCAATCAGTATTCGTTGTAACGTTACAGTAACTACACCATAAACTAATCTAATTAGTAGGAAGTAAAATGGCAACCATAAGAGCCTCACAATCTATAACATTTACAGATCTATATGATGCGTCTGGCTTTGAGTACATTTATACTAAAACAATCTCCAGTATCGATGATGCTGGGGATTTCCTATCGACCCAACTTCCTAGTGATAGTTGGACTTATGGTCTACCTTCTCCGGCCGGTGCGGTTGATGGAATCTCTTGGACTACTTTCCAAGGAGACCTAAGCACTTCTTTCCCAGTCCTTTGGCAATGCAGACGATTTGTAAACGGTAACCCAGCGACCGGAGACTCTATTCCAGCACCGTGGGAACCACCAACACGTATCGCTATGATGGGTGCCGCAGGCCCTGCTGGTGAACAAGGCCCTGCCGGTGCTCCTGGCGCTGTTGGTGAACAGGGTGCTCAGGGTAATACTGGCGAACAAGGCCCACAAGGATTAGCAGGTGAAGTCGGTGCTCAAGGCCCACAAGGACTTCCTGGCCCCCAAGGAGACCAAGGTATCAAAGGCGACCAAGGCGAGCAAGGAGCTCAAGGGCCTATAGGTCTTCAAGGAGAAATTGGTGTCCAAGGTAACCAAGGTGAGCAAGGAGCTCAAGGTGAGGTAGGGCCAACTGGTCTTCAAGGTATCAAAGGTGACCAAGGTGAACAAGGTGATACTGGCCCAATCGGCCCTATAGGTCTTCAGGGTCTTCAAGGTAATCAGGGAGAAACTGGGCCGCAGGGACTTCCTGGCCCACAGGGTGAAATCGGTGTCCAAGGTAGTCAAGGTGAGACTGGTGCACAGGGACTGCAAGGAGCTCAAGGTGAGATAGGTCTTCAAGGTGCTATTGGTGCACAAGGTGAGCAAGGAGCTCAAGGTGACGTAGGCCCAACTGGTTTACAAGGCGCACAAGGCCCTGTGGGCCCACAAGGTTTACAAGGTGAGCAAGGAGCTCAAGGCCCACAAGGGGAGACTGGTCTACCAGGCCCAACTGGTTTACAAGGTAGTTCCGGACAGCAGGGTGCTGCCGGTGCAACTGGTGAAACCAACTTCCCATACTATACTAATGCCCCTAGAGACTATGACCCGAACGACCTACAACCTACGGGAACCTCTTTGACTGGTGGTATCTACCAAACTAATGGTGGTACTTACTTGTGGAATCCAAACCCAACCGCAGTGCCAGGCGGTGTTACTAACATCAACTGGCAGATATATGCGATTGCTGCTGTTGCTTCAA